TATAACGGGTAAAAATGGGAAAGGAGGGCAAAATGTATAAAAAAAGAATCCAAGTTTCACTGTTGTTGATTATGGCGCTGGTGCTTGTGTCGGGTTGCGGCGGCAACAAGGCCATGCAGGACAAGCAACAGGGCATTGCATTCAAGGCAATTTACAAAAGCGTGTTTCTTGAGGTCAAGGCGGTCAATGAAAACCAGTTTGCAACGGAAACTGAAAAGAAACTTGCGAAGGAAAAGCTGGAAGTTCTGGATGAAGTGTATCCGCTGATTATTGACTTCTTAACTCCTATTGACCCAATGAATCCTGCTGGCCCGATTACTGGATATGCTATGTCAGATGCAAAGGTAAAGGCACTGCTTGACGGCATTGACAAGTTAACAAAGTTGGCGACAAAAGGAGGTGCTTAATGGATCCTGCAACTATTATGTTATTTGCAAGCATCCTCAAAGGCATAGTGTCTGTTGTCGGGGAGCAAATGCGACTGGCCGGGGCAACTGAAGATCAGATCAATCAAGCTGCAACCAAAGCCCTTGAGGAAATGCAAGGTATGAACCCGGATACTTTGAGAAATTAACCACTATGTTAAATAAATGAACATAGTGAATACCACGAAAGGTCTTATGGAACGTACACCTGAAGTAGATGAAATACTAAAACAATGTTTTTTAAGTACAAAAGTTTGTGCTAAAGTTCTTTTTCCTGAAAGATTTTTTAGGGCATTTTCATCGCTTCATAACGAAATTTTTGATATACTTGATAATGATAATATTCATAAAGCTGTAATTGCTGCACCTCGTGGCTTTGGTAAAACTAGTATTGATACTATTGCATATCCAGCAAAGAAAATTCTCTTTAGAGAGAAAAAGTTTATTGTTCCAGTTTCATGCACAGCCACGAGTGCAGTAATGCAAGGTGAAAATCTTAAACGTGAGTTGTTATATAATCAAGATATAACTCGTTTATTTGGCCCGATGAAAACAGATTCATTTAGTAAAGAACAATGGATAACTCAAAGTGGCACAATGGTTATGCCTAGAGGTGCTGGACAGCAAATTCGTGGATTACTATTTGAACGGTATCGACCAGATCTTATAATAGCTGATGATCTTGAAGATGCTGAAAGTGTTAAAAGTGAAGAGCAACGACAGAAACTTAAAGAGTGGTGGTTCTCAGATGTTTGTAATAGTGTAGATCGTGGATCTAAAGACTGGAAAATCATTATGGTTGGTACAGTGTTACATGAAGATTCACTTTTAGTTAATTTACTGGAAGATCCTGATTGGTATGGTATTAGGTTATCTCTATGTGATGATGAGTTAAAAAGTAATTGGCCGGATTTTATAACTGATGAAGAAGTAAAAGCATTATATGAAAGCCATAAAAATAAAACACCTAGTCAAGTTGATCTGTTTTATCGTGAGTATAGGAACATACCAATAAGTACTGAGGATGCGGTTTTTAAGCCAGAGTATTTTAAATATTATGAAGAAGTTGATTTTGTAGAGAGTAAAAAATCAAAAGATTGTATAACAGTTGTTATTGTGGATCCTGCTAAAACAGTAAAGTTACATAGTGCAGACTCAGCTATAATAGGAATAAGTTTTGATCGAGAGTCTCGTGCTATGTATATAAGGGATGTAGTGGCAGGAAAGTTTTATCCTGAAGAACTTTATGACAAAGCTATTGATATGGTTGAGCGAATTGGTGCGAGAATACTTGCACCGGAAGTAACTTCTCTTAATGAATTTATAACTCAGCCATTTATAAATCAGATGAAATTGCGAAACTGTTGGGCGCAGTTTGTTGAGCTTAAAGCAAGATTGAAAAAAGAAGATCGCATTGCATCCCTTGTACCATACTATCGCCAGGGATTTGTTTTTCATAATAAAGTATGTTGTACTAAACTTGAATCACAATTGCTATCATATCCTAAATCTCGCTTATGGGATGTAATGGACGCAGAGGCATATATTATAGAGTTAATGGAACTTGAAGGTCAGTATTTTGATCCACCAGATATTCCTGAAGATGATGAAAGTTATTTTGAACTGGAAAATGATGGAATTATTGAAGGTTGGAGAACAATATAAAGGAAACGACTTATGCCAGTAATTGATTATGGATCTAAAAATGGAAGTCCAACAAATTTCCAGGGAACTAATTTTGATTATGATTATCCTAGGGGATTAGATCTTAAACCTGGGAGTAGTTTGCATACGAAATTAGTTAGTGAAATTAAGAAACGGGCACTGGCTTCGCAAAGAGTTATGTCTTCAAGATATGATGATTGGAATACTATTGATCGGACTTTGACAGCATTTATTAATCTTGATGACAAGGAAAAAAAGTCAAAAGCAGAAGATGATAGAAAACCAACAAGTATTGTATTCCCTTATAGTTATGCTATTATGGAAACACTACTTGGTTATCTTACTGCTGCCTTTTTTCAAGACCCAATTTTCCGTTATGAAGGTGTTTCACCTGAGGATACTCTTGGAGCTATTATGATGGAGAAGGTTATAGATCTACATTGTAATAAAAGTAAAGTTGCTTTGAATCTTCATACTATGTTTCGTGATGATCTTGCATATGGTTTTGGTGTAAGTGCTCCTGGGTGGACTAAAAGAGTTGGATGGAAAACTATAAAAGCTGAAACTGGGATTATGGGAATTTTAGGTAAACTAGTTGGTGGAGGAAGTGCTAAGAAAAGTGAAGAATCTATATTATTTGAAGGAAATGAACTTAGTAATATTGATCCATACCTTTGTTTACCTGATCCTAATGTAAGTATCCATGATCAGCAGAAAGGAGAATTTTTTGGTTGGATTGAAAAAACTAACTTAATGGATATGCTCTCAACAGAGAAAAATAATAAAGATATTTTTAATGTTAAATATTTGAAAAGTGTGCAAAATAAAAGATCTGCGTTATTTGAGGGAGATAAATCTGAAAGAGAAAGACGTACTGGAGGAGTTTCTAGAATTAATGATGATAACATTACAAGTCGTGTCGACAATGTAAATATGTTTATTAAGATAATTCCAAGTGAATGGAATCTTAGTAATAATGATTACCCAGAAAAATGGGCGTTTTGTTTAAGTGCTGATGAAGTTATAACTAAATGCAAACCACTTGATTTAGATCATAATATGTTTCCAATAGCAATAAGTGCTGGAGATTTTGATGGCTATAGTTCAACACCAGTTTCAAGAATTGAAATGCTTAGTGGAATGCAGGGGATTTTGGATTGGTTGTTTAACACTCATATTAGTAATGTTAAGAAAGCTATAAATGACATGCTAATTGTTGATCCTTATCTGGTAAATGTTAAGGATATTGAAGATCCTAAACCAGGAAAACTTATTCGTCTGCGTAGACCGGCATGGGGCAAAGGTGTAAAAGATGCAGTACAACAGCTTGCGGTACAAGATGTTACTAAAGGACATATTGCAGATTCATCTTGGATTGTCCAGTGGATGCAAAAAATAGGTGCGGCTGATGATGCTGCAATGGGAGCACTACGACAGGGCGGGCCAGAACGTCTGACAGGAAAAGAGTTTGAAGGTACTAGAGCTGGTGCATTCTCTCGACTTGAACGAATGGCAAGAATTATTGCTTTACAGGCAATGCAAGATATAGGATATATGTTTGCCTCACATACAAAACAGTTGATGAGTGAAGATTTATATGTTACTACAAGTGGCCAATGGCAGCAAATGTTAATGACTGAGTATGGAGATAGGATTAATAAAGGAAAAATGAAGGTTAGTCCTTTTGATATTCTTGTAGATTATGATATTAAGGTACGAGATGGAAGTGTTCCGGGAAGTAACTACAGTGAGGTTTGGACTAAGATATTTCAGATGATTGCAACAGAACCTCATTTGAGGCAAAAGTTTGACATTGTTAAAGTATTTGAACATATAGCAAGAAATAATGGGGCTAAGAATATTGAGGAATTTGAAATAATGCCTATGCCAGATGAACAAGTACAACAACAGGTTCAAGCTGGTAATATGGTTCCATTACAAGATATAGCACAACAGCAACATTATTTACCTAATGGAGCCCAAGATATAATTAATGGTATTCCAGGAGTTAAATATCTTCAACAAGGAGCCCAGTGATAATGGAAATAACTATTGGTGAACTTAAACGATTTCTTGATGATCCTGTGTGGAAAGTTTTTAAAAAAGAGTTATCTTTTATGAACTCTAATGTTGTTGCAAGTATTTTAACTTTGAATGAACCCATAGAAATCTATCGGGCACAAGGAAGAAGTGAAGTATTATCTGATATTGCTAAATGGCCAGATATGCAGTTGGAACAAATGGAGTCTGATAAAGACTAACTATGTTCATTTTTTTAACACAGTTAATGGAGGAAATTATTTATGGAAAATGATAGTAAAATTGAAGAAACTGAAAATCAGGTAGAGGAAATGTTAGCACCATTTTTATCACCCTCTATGGGAGAACCTGAAAATGAAGAGAAAGGAGAGGAAATATCGGAAGATAAAGAACTTGAAAGTAAAACAGAAACAGAAGAAATTTCAAAGGATGAAGATTCAAAAGGATCAGAGGGAAAAAAGGTTGAAGAAGTTGTAGATAATGAAGTTGAATTAAGTGAAATTGATGAGATTAAAAAACAAAATACTATCCTAATGCAAAGGATTGAAGAGTTATCAGGTAAAATTATAAGTCCAACTGCACCAATTAAAGAGAAAATATCTGAAGTTGTTGAAGAAGAAAAGAAACCTAATGTTTATGACTTAATTGGTGATAATGATATTGATGATGTTCTTGGAAGTAAAGAACTCTTTAATGTCGCAATTGCAAAAGCTATGCAGGTTGCAGAAGAAAGAGCGATTCAAAAAATTCTAGTTAGCATTCCTGGAATTGTAATGAGACAAACTGAACAACAGTTAGCTATCAAACAAGCAACAGATGAATTTTATATTGAAAATCCAGATCTTGAACCAGTAAAGAAAACTGTTGCGGCTGTTGCTAATGAGATATATAGTACTAATCCACAATTAACTATTGCTGAGATCTTTACAAAATCAGCAGAAAAAACAAGGGAGATTCTAGGTCTTCGGAAAAAAGCAAATACTTTAATTAATGAACAGGGAAGAAGTCCGGAATTGGTTCAAAGAACAACTGGCGCCAGAGGACGAACAAAAGAGCCAAGTCTGGATAAGTTTCAGCAGGAATTACAAGATTTACTTAATTTTTAAATGGGAGGATTTTTTATGGAACGGAGAGTAGAACGTATTGATGGCGAAATGTTGGATAGTATGAGAGGGAATAATTTTCTCCTTCTGACACTTACTACAGCAGTTCCAACATATCAAATGAAAGCAACTGACTTTTGTATTCGGGCAATTTCTGAAGTTGCTGACGCAAGTGGAATTATTACCTTGCCAAGTAAAGCAGAAGCAGCTGGAAAGATGTATTATGTTAATGCCCCAACTGGTGCGGCAGGTGGTGATATTTCACTGTATGTAAAGGAGACTGCAACTGAGCTTACCACTGTAGGTGATCTTGATGCTGATGATGATTGGATTATGCTCTTTTGTGATGGGTACAATTGGAGAACTATTACTAGTGGTGTAGCATAATCCACGAAGGAGGGTTAAATGGCTATTACAAATACATTGTTGAGTACTAAACTCACTGACATCCACAATCATGCACACACACTAATTACGAATCTTGGGGTTGTGGATACGGTAGTTGATAGAATTGAAGCTGCTCTTGGTATTTCTGGATGGAAATGCTTAGAGAAATCTGATGGTGCAGTTCTCTCTGGGGCTGATGATTTGTTTACTATAACTGGTGGGCCAATTATTGCCTCGGTTATTGGTATTGTAACTACAGTTTTGGGTGGTGCTGCTAATGGTACATTACAACATACTACAACCACTCCTGCTGCTACTGCTGCATTATCAACAATTGTAGCAATTGATTCTGATGCTGCTGGAACTTCTTATCGTTTTGTTGGTGTAGCTGGAGTTCTTACTCCTGTAACTGCTGGTGCTGTTATTATTGATCCAGTAACAGTTGCGGATTGTTTGTTCTTGCTTCCTATTGGAACATTAAGTTTTCTAGGAAGTGCTGCAAGATCTGGTGTTATTAAATGGTATTTAACTTATAAGCCGTTAAGTGTTAATAGTGTTATTGTCGCTGCGGCATAATTTTGGTTTATCTGAAAGGAGTAAAGTATGGCTGGATTTCTTGGAATGATGGGTACTGGTGATTGGGGAACTTCTGAAAGACCTAAAAATTTCCGTGAGGGAATTCTTTATCTCTATCCCAATGGTGAACTTCCTTTAACTGCAATTATGTCTAAAATGGGATCTGAGAAAGTTGATGATCCTGAGTTCTCTTGGTGGACTAAAGGACTTCCATTGCAAGCTGGAACTGTTGCAGATGTTTATACTGATTCAGCACTTTCAAGTGCATATGCTACTGGTGGTGCAGTTGGAGATGTTCTTTATGCCAAGGTAACTGCTGCTGTTGTATCTGAGTTTCGTGCTGGGCATCAAGTTCTTTTGCGTAATACTGCTAACTATCTTGATGATTGTAATGCAAAGGTAGTGGGAACTTTGAGTAATGGAAATAATTCTTATGTTGCTTGTAAGTTACTCCAAGCTGACCCAACCACAACGGGTATTGCTGATACCAATAGGATTTTGGTAATTGGTAGTGTAAACCCTGAGGGTGGTGCAATGCCAGCAGCAATTTCATACGCACCAACTAAGTATTATAACTATACTCAAATTTTTAGAACTTCTTTGAGTATTACCCGAACTGCGAAGTTGACAAAACTTCGTACTAAAGCTCAGTATGAGGAAAGTAAACGTGAAGCACTTCAGCTTCATGGTATGGAACTGGAAAAAGCTTTCCTTTGGGGAACCAAGAGTGAACTAACTGGTGCAAATGGTAAACCGGAAAGAACTACTGATGGTGTAATTCCTTTTATTGTGGCTAATGGTGGAATAAATGATGATTTTTCTACTAATGCTAGTGCACCATTTTTGAATTCTTATTGGGTTGATAGTGGTGAAGAATGGCTTGATACTCAGCTGGAATCAATGTTTCGTTTTGGTTCTTCTGAACGTCTGGCTATTTGTGGTAGTGGTGTAATTCTTGGTATTAACAAACTGGTTAAACAAAATGGTACTTATATGTTTACTCCAGTTACTAAAAGTTATGGTATTCAGGTAATGGAATGGAGAACTCCTTTTGGAGTTATTTATTTGAAGACCCATCCTTTGTTTTCTTATGAAACCACTAACCGTAACAGTATGATTTGTATGGATATGGCTAATTTGAAGTATCGTTTTTTAACTGATACCACTTTCTATGATGATCCAGACAAGAAGAATACAGGACGAAATAGGATTGATGGTACTGATGAGGAGTTTCTAACTGAATGTGGTTTGGAAATTCATCATCCAACTACGTTTGCTTATCTGAATGGATTTAATACAGATAATGGAACACCGGCATAATGTGTTAGTCATAGTGATAACTCCTTTTGATGGGGTTATCACTATGTTTAAAAAATGAACATAGTGGAGGTTAAATGACACTTTTAGAAATAAGAAAAAAATTTATTGAACTTAGTGGAAGATATGATTTAGTGTCAAACACTTCTACTTGGCTGGATAATGGAGCTAACTTTTTTATTAACTCTGGACAGAACTTTCTTGATCGTTTAGTTGAAACTCCAGAAACAAAAGCGAGTGTTTTTCTTCCCCTTGCAGTTGGAACATACTCAGTTATGTTTCAACTACGATGTCGCGCAATACTTGAGGTTTGGGCAAATAATACAACAACTAGAGTACTACTTGAAAAGTGTACTTTAAAAGAAATGAAAGAATATTATGATGGACTTGTATCTGAAATAACTGCTGGTGTTCCACTTTACTATTGTCCAGCGAATCTCAGAGCACTGGAAACAACAGTTAAAACATCATTGGGAACATTTTTAAACTATACCCATACAGAGAGTGATAAAAAATACAACTATCGTGGTTTGATTATTGCTCCAGTTGTAGATGAATCTTATGTTATTGAGGTAATTGGAAACTTCTATCAAAATTCATTGTCTGATGATACACAAGAAAATTATTGGACATTAGAAACTCCTGAACTATTATTAAAAGCTGCTCTTTATCAACTTGAAGTTTTCTATCGTAATTCTGAAGGAGCAAAAGATTGGCTTAATGCACTTCAGTTTGAAATAGCTGAACTGGATAAAGATATGATAGAAGAACTAATCTGTGATATTGATGATATGAAAGGATAATTATGCAGCCATTTAAATTACAAGGAATGACAGTGGATGAAAAACTAAATCATGCTGCACTAGTTCTTGACCGTCTTAATAATAGACAAGAATTATCATCAGCTGTAGTTGTTTTTCCTCCGAATATTTATTCAGGATTTAAAGAGACTGTTGGAGAAGATGGAATTATTTTTAAGTGTATGTTTCCAGTAAGAGGTAAGTTATCAAAACTGTGTGTAATGATTGAAGATGTAAAAGAAAATACTGAGGTTATTTTTTCTTTGAAAAAACTTGGCGTACACACGAAGGCAGAACAAATTAGTTATATAATAATGAAAACTAATTTTATGTTTGAGTTGATAACTGTTGATGTAAAACCTGGAGATTATTTAATATGTAGTACAAAGATGCCAGAGAAAATAACTAATATTTATGTGGCAATCCTTTATAATATAGATTCCATAATTGGTACTCCAAAAGTTATTAAGTTAGGAGAAAACTCATGAGAGAATTTGAGGTAACTTTTAATTCTTTTAATGGTTTAAGAGCGTTTAAACATAGTGTAAAACCAGGACTTCTGGAATGTTATAACTTAATGCCTGGAGGAGATGAAGGACTTTTACCTTATGAACCAATATTGCAACTTGAACCACTTGCTCCAGCTTGTGGATTATGGATAGTTGATGAATGGCCCTGGCCAAAAGTATTTTTTGGGTCAAAGGTAATTTTAGGTTTTGCTCTTGCAGATGCTCATGATTGTGGAAGTGGAATTCCAAACTATAATGAGCAAATAGTTTTATATGAGATGACTAATGATGGTAATTGGTCTGTGGAAGCTATGAAAAGTCTTGGTTTTAGTACTAATATTGACCAGATAAATGTGGTAGATTTTGGTTATTTTTATGTGGTTAGTGCTTTTGGTTATCTTAACCAGAACCCAAATATTTTTTGTGTTGCTAGAATACTTGATACAGTTAAACCAAATGCACAGTATAATATTGGAGATATTTCTAGTTTTCCTCCTTTTATAAGTGGGTGTAATTTTAACGGGCAGGCAGTTGTAGGTGGTATAAAATCTATTAATGATATTTGGTCTGATAGAAAGTTATATTCTATATGCTGGAGTGGGATTGGAAATTTTGACTTTAATCCTTTTAATGATGTAACTGCTGGTTTTGTTGATTTACCCTGGACAGAAAATGAAATTATTTATAGTGTTAGAAAGTTGGGTAATCAAGTTGTAGTATTTGGATCAGGAGGAGTTGTAGCACTCCATCCAGTAAGTGATCCAGTTTCAACTTTTGGGATTAGGAATTTATCTTTGCCCGGTATTCGTAGTGGAAATCATGTAGCTGGAGATGATAATCTTGTAGGTTGGGTAGATATCAATAATGATTTCTGGCTTATGGATGGAACTCTTAAAAGTAAAAAACTTGGATATCAGGAGTGGATAAGTGAACTTGATAATGGAGATATAGTAGTTTCATTTTTAAGTGAAAAGAAAAGATTTTATATTGCAACTAAATCTCTTTGCTATGTTTTAAGTGAATTTGGACTTTCTTCTTGTCATCAAAAGATGACATCTGTAGGTAAATATCAAGATGATTTTTATGGATTCTTTTTAAATACTCTTGATTATGAGTGGAGATTAGAAACTACTAATATTGATTTTAAACAGCGTGGTTTTAAAACTTTACAATCAATTGAGATTCATGGAATTGATGAATATGTATCTGGAAAAGTTAAATTTAAATCAAGAATAAGTGATGAGAATTACCAGGAAACAGATTGGAAAAGTTTTAATCCTAATGGAATTTTGTCTGTTATTGTAAGTGGAAGTGATTTTAAATTTTGTGTTAGTGGAAATAATTATCTTACAACTCGTGGGGCACAAGAAATTAAATTAAGATTGAAACAAACAGATAAAAGAAATATAAGAGGATTATATAATGCTAACCCGAATATTAGCTGAACAAATTTCTAGTCATTGGGAAGAAATTTCATTCTCAATAGAACAATCTTTACCTCCTTTTATTGAAACGTCTGAAGCAAGAATGAGTAGTATTCTTATTGCATTATTATCTGATATTCTAACTTGTTGGATAAGTACAAACAAGAAAGGAGATATTGATGCTATTGCTACAACGCAAATTTTATCAGATTTTACCAGTGATACAAAAACACTTTTAATTTATTCTACTTATGGTTTTAATTATATTGAAGAAGATAGTTGGATTTCTGCTTTTAATACAATACGAGAATATGCAAGAAATAAAAAGTGCTCTAAAATTTCTTGTTATACTATAAATGAAAAAATCATTGAGCAAGCAAAAAAATTTGGTGGAGAGTTACAAACTTTTATATCTTTTAAAATATAAAGGAAGGTGATTATGGGTGGTGGAAGTGGTGGAAGTACTGGAATGGTAGCGTATCCGGATTATATGCAAGAAATGCACCATATCTGGTTGACACAAGTAGATCAAGATATGGTTAATCTACGTGCTTGGAATCCTTATTTACTTGCGGCAGCATTTAATCCTAATACATTTTTAGGATCTTCAAGTGAGGCAGTTGCAGCAGTATATGATGCAGCTGGAATTTTTAATCCTGAAACATCATGGCAGTCATCTTTAGCAGTGGCTAAGGAAGTATCTGATGCTAATGTTGCATATTTAGGTGTAAAACAAAGTATAGTAGATGTTGCCGCACTTGCTAATGCTATGGAGTATGCAAGTGACTGGAATACAGCAGTGGATACAGCTCATATAAGGATTGAAGATAGTGATTATAATGAAGTCTTAGATGCATTGTTAAGTTATAAAACTATTCTTGATGCTTTGATTGCTGGAGATTTTTGGACTGCTGCAGCAACAACTGTGAGTGCTAAAATAGATTCCACCTTTAGTACTTCTAATGCAAATGCTGATGCTTTAGCTTACGCTCAAATACTTGAAGATGAAATAACTGCTAGAATTTTACCTAGATTTAAATCTGGGATGCGAGATATTAATGCAGCTATGGGATCAGCATTTGTTTTAGGTGAGGCTATTATCTGGGGAATGATGGATAGAGATGTTGCAAAGTATCTTGCAGGTTTAAAAGAAAAATTGATTGGCCAGAAAGCTATGCTGTTTGACAAAGGAATAGATCAGATAGTTAAACTTGAGGCAGATAAACTTATTAATCTTGGAAGTATAACTACACAAAGAATAGCATTTTTTGCAAAGAAAGGAGATTTAACTTACTCAAATGCAGTTGAGATGCTTAAGATGATTGGGCAGAAAATTGAGTTTTTACAGAAAAATAGTACCACATCTGCAATGGTTTATAATTCTTATAGTGATGATCTTTCAAAAAGTACTACAGATATTTTACATTCTCAAATACAAAAGATTGCATTTCTTAAAGATATTTTACATTATGTAGTTGAATCAAATAGGATAGCAATTGTAGCTAACAAAGAGTATGCTTCTGAAAGTTTAGCTATTGCTGATAATGCTAAAACTTGGTATGTTAAATCATATCAGTTTGGAAATAATGTTCTTGCATCAATTGGATCTGGTGTTGCAATGAACGAACCAAATGTGGCTAGTAAGACAACAACAGCTATTGGTGGTGCAATGAGTGGTGCAGCAACTGGAGCTATGGTTGGTTCTTCATATCCAGCTGTGGGCACTGCTATTGGTGCAGCGGCTGGTGCAATTATAGGTGGTATTGGTGGGTATCTTGGTGGTGGTAAATAGTGTGTTCATTTATTTAATATAGTGGAGGTTATCATGGCTGAAAATTGGAATGATGTTACTAGTAATCCTGCTAGTGGCGGGATGTTTAGTAATATTTTACAGGGATTATCAAGTGGGATTAGTAATAATCCAGAGCAGTTTGCAATAATAGCTGATGCAATTGGGAGGAATGTTGCACCAAAGAATCCCTTTGCGGGAATTGGAACTTTAATGGGCCAAAGTTCTTTGGCAGATAAAGCTAGAACAGAACAACAAGGTGGGCAGAAAAGTTTCCTTGAAGGATTAATTTCAAATCTTGGTGGGATGACTCCAGAAGGAATGAAAGGAGTTTCAGGTTATAAAGTAGTTCCAGGAAAAGATGGATTACCTGATACACATCAGTTAACATTTAATACTACTGGTAGTTCATTACAAGCTCCTATTGCACCAGTGCCACAGACAGTTCAAACTCCACAAGTTGATGTACAACCTATTACTAATCCACAACCAACTACACCTCCACAAACAGCTATAAATAGTCTCTTAGGTGTCTACCCTTTTTAAATGCCCTGGCAGGATCAACGAGTGGGCCAACCACTAACTTGACAGGGTTAAGTCCAGAACAAATTGCTTCAATAGCACATGGGGATGTTCAGAATGCAGTAGTGAAGAATCAAACTCTTGGAAATGTCTTTGGCATGTTTGATAAGCAGCAAGATAATATTAGATCTGATCAAACAAGATTAGATACTATGGAATTAGCAAGACAAAAACAAACATTAGAGTGGATGAAAGCTAAAGCTCTAATGAATAAAGAATATGCACAAGCTGCTTTGTATGATGGACAGTTAAAACGTGTTGATACTTTAATGCAAAGTGATCTTGCAGATGTTGGATATAAAGGAGCTGCTGCACAAAACCAGTTAGATCAAGTTGGAAGTCATGGACAGAGACTTACCACAAAACAAATGCCTGATGGTAGTTATCATAAAATGTTATTGGATAAAACAGGCAGAGTGATTAGTGATCTTGGAATAGCAACACCTCATGATCTTGGTGAGGCATCGTTACAGCCAAAAGTACTTCCCTATGATGCTGGAATGCGGGCAGATGAAGCATTGAGAAAATCTATGATACATACAGATAAAGAAGGAAAAGTTATTTATAAAGATGTTATTCCTTCAAGTGTTATAGATGAGTACAATCGAATTGCTGATAAAGTTCCAGGTATGCAGAAGAAACAGTTGATTCATTTTGATCCTTATGATCCTGAAGGTTTTGGAGATTTCAAAGCTATTGATATAGTTGTTCCAAGTAACCCAACAAATGAAGATGTTATTAATCAACTTATGAAAGTACGTGGCTATTCGTATGATGAAGCAGTTAGATTTGTAAGGAGAAATTAATGGAAACAGATCCTTCTTGGTTAAAACAGTCTTTTGATTCTGGTACTAAGAATACTTCTGGAAATGATACTTGGTTATCTCAACCTTTCATAAATAAACCAGAAGGATCTAATCCAGGAAAAAGTTTTGTAGATCAACTTGCTAATGCTTCGTTAGGATTAGTTGATGCTGGTGTTAGTACTGTGGGACAGTTAGCAACATTTCCAGCAGCACTTGCTATGGGTGCTTATGGACATTTAACTGGCCAAGGGAAAGAACGGGCAGATCAATTAGCTGCAATTCCAGGACAGAACTTCCAACCTGGAATGTTAACTAATGCAATTAGAGGTCTGGCAGGATTATCTTTAATTAATCCACAGGATTCAATGGCTTCTAAATATTTAGAGCCAGTTAATAAAGCATTTGAAACCCTTATTCCATCACAACAGATAGAGCATAACCTTGGACAGATGAAAGAACTTGGAATTAATTCTAAAGTTGCTGATGCAGTTGCTTTTGGTACTAGTAAATTTATTGAGCTTATGGCTTTTGGAGGTTACCATCAATTAGTGAAAGGAGCCATTGGAGAAATTAAGGGAAAACTTAAGGATTATCAGACAGCAAAAACTCCAGAGGCAAAAATGGAAGCACAACAAGAATTGAATAAAACCCAGATTGATGTGCTTAATAAACTTGCAGAGAAAGGAGTTGATACAACCAAGTTGCAAAGTACTATTCAACCCACACCAATTGAAGGAGAGATTAATAATAGAAATGCACAAAATGCTGAAAGGACAAATCTCGAAAACCAAATAGCAGCGCAAAAACAAAACCAATTACAACAGCTATTAAATAATAATGTTAGGAATCTTCCTCCAAGTGAAGGTCCTCCGTCACCAGTTCCAGTGCCACCAGTTTCATTAGAACCCGCAGAAAATGTTAGTGCTAAACTTGAAGCTATGAGACAGCAGGCAAAAGATGCTATTGCACAGCAGCAAATTCCAAAAGCTACAACAGATGAAGTTCTTGCAGCACAAAGATCTGTAGAAATGGAAAGAGCTAATGAGGTTGCCAGACAAGGAACACTGAGGCAAAGAGAGTTACAGGTAAATCTCGAAAAAAATGCAGCAGTTACACCATCAGAACCAATTGTGCAGGAGGAACTACCACAATTACCACCAGTATCTAATGTTACACCACAGTTAGAACAGATGCGTTTAGATGCAAAAGCTGCATTAGATAGAATTAATAATGCTCCTTTAGCTGGTAGTGATATTCCAGTGAGACAAGAAGTTGAAATGCAAAGAACAAATCAAATAGCAAAAGACGCAGTTATACGCCAACGAGAGTTACAACAAATACTTAGGAAATCTTCTGGAGAAGATATCAGAGACCAACAGAAGATACAAGAAATGAGACAAACAGAACCAGTTGTTGTGGAGAATAACTATGTTAAAAAAATGAACATAGTGCCAGACACAGATCCCGGACCTTTAGTGGGTAATGGAGAAAACTTTAAAATTGATAATGGAAATAGTTGGGCGGGATTTGAAGTAGGTAATGATAATGTAGTTGTTCATGATGTTTTTGTGGATAAGAGTGATAGGAAAAAAGGTCTTGGTTCACAGATGCTTTCAACAATTGAGGAGGCTAATCCTGGTAAAGATATTTATATAGGTTCAACAAATAAAGGAATGGATGCAGTTGCAGAGAAAGCAGGTTATGAATTAGTTAGTCCAAGGAAACAGATACTTGAAGATGGAATTGTACCAGATCAGGTTAATAGTAAAACTATGGCTACCTATGTTAAAAAAATGAACATAGTTTCAGACATTCCACCAGTAGAGAAGATAAAAACTCCTGATATAGTAGAGTTTCCTTCACATAAGGCGGCCAAAGATTCTTATGATCTTAACAAGAGAATATTTAAAACTTTTGATGAAGCAAATCAGTATGTAGAAAGTGTACCAGATCATGTTAAAATAGATCATGCAATTGAGATTATCAAAGCTGGAAATAAGTTTAGGGTAGGGGAAAAAATTCCCGTTGTTAGTGATGATTTAATACAAAATATTAAAGAATCAGTACAAGAACTTAATAACATTGAAGCTGGTCTAGATGTTCCAAGACCAAAAGTGGAAAAGTTATTAAGTGCTGAAGAAATCCAGCAACAAGTTATAGCTATGATACCAGAGATACAAGAAGCACTTGATGGTAATCATATAGAGATGACACATAGTAAACTTCGAGATATTGGAGATCAAGCATTAGCATTAGTAGAACTTGATCTTAGCCATAAAATTGATCAAACTTTAATAAAGATTTGGAAAAAGAAACTTGAACAAGATAGATTAGATTTAGCTAAACTTGGCGAATCATTTGATGCAGATATGAAGAAAGGGAATTTGAAAACTGTTGATGGTAGTAAGATTAAACTTGAAAAAGGTTATCATGGAACAAGTTCGAAATATGTAGATCCAGAAAAAATTGTTGGTAGTTATCTTAAACCAAAAACATTAAAACAGATAGTTGATAATACATTAGATGAACTTGGTTTAAAAGGAAGTGATAGGGAAGTAGCAAGACATAGAATATATGCTGAGGATTATTTTGCTTCTTCAATTAATAAAGGTGAAGGAACAAGATCTTTTGATACAAAGGGAGAAGTGTTTGCAGCAAAAGATTTTACTACAGCAGCAGATTATGCTCGATGGGCAGGTGAGGCTTATGATAGTGCACTATTAGCACTTAAGAATTCTCCTTTTGAAAATAAGGCAATGAAAATTTATGTTAATAACAGATCTGCAATACCTTATGTTTTAGAAGTCGAATTTCCAAAAAAAATGAAAAGTGGGGATAATATTAGTACTGACCCACTTAAGATAATTGCATCATATACTATTGAGGGGTTGAAGATAAAAGATCTAAAAAATGTAGTTTCAGCTATTGGTAAGATAGTTGATATTGGTGAAGTTGGAGCTATTGGAGATATTAATGCCAGACCAAAATTAGGTGAAAGAATTAAAAACTTGAATCAAGATGAAATTGACTCATTAAGAAATGTTGCGCAGTTAGCGAAAGAAAAAGGAAAGGAAGTTATTGATTATCTTAAAAGTATTGGTTTTAATGATACTAATGCCAAGAAAATTTCTGATACTATTAATGATATGGGTGAGGAGAAGTTAACTAGAAAAGAATTAAGACCAAAAGAATTAGATGCGCAAATTACAGCTGGTGCAATTCAGCCAGTTGTAGATTCTCCTATAATTGAAAAATTCTTTAATGAGCAGTTTAGTAAAAGAGAAATGGTTAAGACTTACCAAAGTGGAGAAGATCATTACCAGCGGCAACTTTCAGGACTTTCAATTGATCGTGAGCCACAAGTAACAGGTAAGAAAATGGGATCAACTTTGATTTCTCCCCATAATACCTTTTGGGGAGTATTTGAGAAAGGAGATAATCCATCTACAGATGTTTTTAAATGTCATAATACAGTTACAAGAAACATAGACAATGGAAAAAAGTGGACTTCAGATGTGTTAAAGGATATTCCCGAGATGACTAGTGAGTCAATGAAAATTCTTGAGCCCTTCTTTAAAAAATTTCAAGATCGTTTTACAGAGCGAGCGGAGATTGGAAGAATAGATAAGACTCTTAAAGATCAAATTAAGAATTTGACTGGGCAAAAGAAACAAGATATGATTGAGAAGTGGAAACAAAATAAGTCCAGATTTAATGATCTTAAAACACTTACAGAAGATATGATTACTGAATGGGATACAGTTGTTCCACAATTAGCAGAAAAAGAATCTTCAGTTAGAGTAATATTAGCTGCTGCTGATTTATTACCTACAAATATAAAATTATCAGATGTTGAGATGAATGCAGCTAGAAGGATCAGAGAGTACTTTGATTCAACACGAGAGGATATGAAATCTCTTGGAATGCCAGTTGAAGAAGGTCCTTTTATGCCAAGATTATTTAAGCCAATAGTTGGAGATCAAACAGCTGAATCTGGATTTATTAAAGCTGTTACCAAAACTCCAGCAATGTTAAAGATGATAACGCAAATGCCTGATGGTAGACCGTGGCTTCCAGATGCACACCAGATTCTTGAAAGTTATATTCCTATAATTGAACGCGAACTTGCGTATAATCCTTTCTTGCAAAGATGGAAAACTTTTATTGATGCTAAGGCAACACCAGAATTACGACAGTATATGCAAAAGTGGATTAATGAAAACTTATATAGGAAGCCAGAAAGTTTTATGTCAAATATTAATTCAGCTGCAACTGCCTTAGAATTTGCACGAATAATTGGACTTTCAGTTCCAGTTGCATTTAAACATTTAACTAAAATTGGTGGGACTCTTGCACAATATGATAATGATGTTTTAGTTAAGGCTATGATTCCTACAATTAAAGTTACAGGACAATCATTAAAGGATAAGTTTGGTGGTAAAGTTGAAGGAAGGGAATTGGATATTTTTAGATCATATGTTAAAGTCAGAGACATAGTTAAAACTCTTGATGAATCTCCTTTGAGTTCATTGCTTGATAGAACTAAAGCAATTTTAGGATCTCCTGTTGCAACTATTGAAGCATTTGATAATGGACTTTCAGTTTTCTCTGCTATCCTTCAAGGAGCAAAAGAGGGAAAGTCAAGTGGTATGACTGAGAGAGCTTTGATTAAAACTATTCTCGATGTTAATTTTAGAGGAGGTTGGGATCAACCACTTTGGTTAAAAAGTCAGGTTGCAAGATGGGCTTTTATGTTTCAAGCTACACCATTTAAAGCAACTGAGATGAAATATCAGTTGATTAAAAGAACCTGGAATAATGAATCAGATGCTTTTGGTACAAAATATGGTGGAGCATTAGTTAAATATGCAACTATGATTGGGGCTGCTGAAATGGTTGCTAGAGCTAATGATACAAGTTTACTTGATTTAATTTTTCATGTTCCTTTTACACAGGGAATGATTAAAGCCACGAAGAAAGGATATGAATTTCATAATCCTAATTTTGCTTCAAGTCCTTTTATTCAGTTAGCAAATGAAATGACTCATAATAAAGAGGGTGCAATTGGAGGAGCTAGAAAACAATATGGATTAGATAAGAATTTTATTCCTACAATTAAATCAAGTCCTTCATTAGAGAGATACAAAAATGCTAGTGAGGGAAAGACTAAAAGATATGAAAGTGTTGGAAAAATGTTACTTGGATTAAAACCACTTGAGAGATAACAACTATGTTTAAATAATGAACACAGTTATGATAGATTATAACTGTGTTCATTTATTTAACATAGTTAGGTTGTTTGCAACTCCATAAACCTTGCCACTAATTTTCTTGTCATACTTTTATTAAAATCTAGTTTTGTTATTATATTAAGTGTATCAATCACTGCATTTGTGGTCATGTTACTTTTTTTCATTTCATCTTCAGCGAGTTTTAAATATTCAAGATGAACTGGTTCTTGCCATTCCCATAGTGATTGAGATTCCTCATACCAAGGACAACCATCCTCAGATGTGTGATCTTTTTCACACATTAAACTGTGGAGTAATTCTGCTATTGTTTCGCTCATTATGTTAATCCCCTTAGATCTTTAAGTTTATAAACAAGCAGTGTGTCATTTGGGTAAACCTTTTTCTCTATAAATTTCATCGCATCAAGAGTGTGGATTATTCGTTCAAGTCCTTGTGCATCAGTATCACCACGATGAAGTGAAAGTAGATCACTAATGGTAATTCCAGTTGGCCCCGCCATTGAAATCTCAGTCATTACTTTGGCAAGAACATCTGCATGAGCCGCTCGGCCAACACCACTGAAGGTGTTACTCATATTTTTCTCTGCCTCACATAAAAGATCTATTGCTCGTTGGAGATCAAGAGCAGTTATTTTCATATCATTAGTTCGTGATGCGCAAAGAATCATACTTAACTTTAATACATGATTTCCACGACGTTGAAAATAGCCATCAAATTTACAATCTTTAAAAGGCAATGTTTCCTCATGGTGAGTATACCATTCTACCCAAATATCTTTCATTTCATTAGTGTAAGTAAATTCTCCTGTCATCATTCTCATTTGTTCAAGATCATGAAAAAGTCCTGGTTGAATATCCATGTTTAGAGATGTAAAGGGAACTATTTTTTGCTTATCCCATTCAAAGATAAATATGATTCGACTTGTAAGACCACCTCCAATAGCATCAATAGGCATTGTAGCTCGTATTAAATCTGGAGTTATTGCGCCAAAAAGATTAACATAAACACCGAGTATTTCATCTGTCCCCATATGCTTTGTGCGATAAGTCCATTTATTACGACAATCATACCAGTCGGTTAGATCACTAATAAGTTGCATATTGTTATAGCCAAGAAATACCGCCAACTCCTGTGCCCAAATTGTAAGGGAACAATGAAAACTTCTTTTACCTGTTTTAATATCAAGATCATTGTCATTTGATGCTTGAAGTTCTTGTATAAGTGCTTCACGTGTTATTGCTTCAGCAGCAACTTTGATATTAAGTCGTTCAAGAAATGGGAATGCTATGTTCATAGCCGTTCCTTTCCTTGCTGCTGGTGGGCCGACAAGAGCTATGTACATATTAGGATAAAAAGTTAATGAGCCCCAAACAAATTTACACTTTCTTTGTAGTACTGCAGCGATAAGACTAATAGCAGACCAAAGATGGTAACTTGTTGGAGGTTCGGTCATATTAGCATACGCCATGTATGAGGAAATCCAATCAGTTAGCACTCGTTGTTCTGTCATATTGATCCTTTAGAAGTTCAGCATATTTAAGTGTAAGTTCCTCTAAAGTTGATTTTTCATTTATCGCTTTAATTTTCTTTCCATGTCCTTTATATAAATCAAGGCCAGCAATAACGTCAACAGGGATTATTAGTTCTTGTCCATTTGGTAGAATTAAAGGAGTTTCAAGACTTTGTTTTATACTTATAATTGTTTTAGCATGATATTCAAGTCCAGCAGTTACAGGAATTTGTATCCCAATTGAGTCATGAACTTGAACTAGAAACTCAACATGCTGGAAAAGATTTTGGTTATAATAGATATATTCAACTCCCCTTTCATTTATAATATCTCCAACTGTTCCTTGAGGTATGCAAGCATAAGCTTCTTTAAAAAGATCATCTCCCCATTCTTGCATAAAAACAGTGTTACGTCCCATCAGATTTGTTAATGTACGATTTTCACTTAGTTTATTTCTAACAAAAGTATGATAGTTATTACGCACACCAGGATAAGACATATGATAGCGTTCTACAATAAACCTGGCATCACTTTCAGGAATTTCAAGATATAAAGCAAAGGTTTTAAATCCAAGATCATAGTTTAATCCATGATTAGAACGCTTACCAAAATATCTCCATGTTTTAGTTCCATCTCCAATATTACAGTAGATATTATTATCATCTTGTTCCTTTACTTCTTGAACACTTAATCCACTTATAAGTGCACCAGTTAGTGAATGAACATCAAGGTTATGTTCAAAAGCCTCCATCATTTGAGGAATTTGGCCAACGTAAGCAACAATACGATTTTCAGCTTGACTTAAGTCAAAACCATAATAGATATAATTTTCGTCTGCAAGGAATAGTTTGAGAATATCATGAGGTTGATTTTGAAGATTGTTTCCAGTTCCAAATATAGATTCACTGCTACTGATACGACTATAACGAGTACCAACTGGATTATAAGCACATCTCATACGACCATCATTATCAACTTTATCAATATTAAGGTATGTTGATTTTCTCTTAATTGTTCGCCGGATTTCAAGAATTTTTGATGCTTCTTTAAATCCTTTTCTTGCAATTCTTATTAGTGCTTTTTCATCGGTTGTTATTTTACCTCCTTTTTTATATGGTGGAATTTTCTTAATCATATAGAAATGATTTATTAATTGTTTAGGAGAATTTGCATTAAGTTCATAACCGCAAATTTCATTAAGTTCTTTTTTAAGTGCTTCAATTTTACTTTCAGCAGCAGTAAATTCTTTCTGCATTTCTTTTACATCTACACGAATCCCACGTTCCATTGCGTAGCATAGTGGCTCTATCATTTTAACTTGTCTTTTATATGTAGCTATGTTATTTTGGTTAATAAGATTTTCTATTTGTTGTGGAAATGCTTCTCCACAAATACTACTATCAGTAGCATTATACTGCCATAAACGAGGCCAGTTACCACCGCTAAAATATTTTTTACCTTCATCTTTATAGTATTCTTTATCAGTATATATGCTAGTTATAAAATCAAGACCAACAGGATAATCTGGCATAAGAATCTTTTGGGCAACCATAGTATCATCAATATTATGAGTTTTAATACCGTATTTACGAAGTAAAAAGTGGGTATCGAAGATCAAATATTGTCCACGTTTTTTGATTTGTGGATCTTCAAGAATACGGGCAATTTTTAACCATATTTCACACTCTTGATTAGGTGACCAATAGAGACCTTTTTCACTGATAAATGGAATAGATATAACTATTGTATAATCATCAGTTATACTGATACAAGAGACTTCCATATTCATTAGTTCAATATCAAAGTCTATAGTTTTACCGTGAAGTCCTGCAACATAGACTCCTTCTAACCATTGTAAGACATCGGTAAAAGTTGGTGCAATTATAAGTTCTCTCTGAGAACGAAGGAAACCATTTTTAGCTATACGAGCAGCCTTTTCAATATCCCAATTGATTAAGAGTTTATTAAGATATAAACCATCACCTTTATACTTCATTGGAATACAGCATGAGGGATGGTAAGTTGGAATTATAAATTTACCTGGAAGTTCCTGAAACTCAATTACACTCCCACGCCACTTTTCAATTCTCTGACGAGAACAAATAATATTGAGGCATTTTTCACCTAGCAATAGGATAGAACTACAAGGGATTTGATTCAATTCTTCATAGAGTTTTGTAAGATGAAACTCAGCTGGTTCTTCACCAAAGTTTTTGGATATTGTAGTACAATAAGCATCACTTCGAGCAATAGCTGTAGAGCGAAGACAGTCAGCTAGAATTTGTCCTGCTGGACCACCGATAGAGCGATTTTCTCGTAGTTCTTCTCGCCCAATTTTATCTGACACAATTATTATTTTGGGCATTTAAGACTCCTTATATACATGGTTTTATCTAAAGCAAATATTATAAAATCATCTGCATCATCAGCTATGTAACCATCACCGAAAGGAGTTGGAATCAGCAAGATTATTAGCAATATTATTTTCTTTATTGTATTTATCATATTTATTCTCCTCAATATTACGGAAAATACAAAGAATAGCCATTAATGCTTCAACTATTTGAGTTTGAATAACTCCATTAGGCCGCATGTTAAGTATTATTTTTTCTAGTTTTCTAATATCTTCTTTCATTTTTCCTCTCTAACGATCATCACAACCAACTAATTTTAAATTACATATTACCATTAGTAGATTAGCTACTGCAGAAGCAAGATGGTGAACTTTGCTATCAGATGCAAATTCTTCTTTCCTCCAGTACCATAGTGTAATATGGCGGATGGCGGCAGCAATTAGTTTTCCATGTACTATACCATTTCGAAAAGTGTTTTTCTTTTTATAGTGGATTTTACCATACTCAAATGCAGGAATAACAAATTCCACAGCATCAAGTGGAATTAAACTCCAGTCAGGTTTTCCTTTTACATCTTTAGGTCCGGTTAGATTAGCCATTTAGTTTTCCTTTATACATTATTATTTTAAAAGAAAAAGTATACTCACACTTAAGACATTTTAAAGGAATTATAGTGCCTTTTTTATTACTGAATATGGGAACATTGCTATCTTGGATTATAAGAGAACTCTCACATTCAGGACAATACAAGATAATTTCTTCTTCAAAGGTTTTACCTTTTAATGTTGGGCAGATCATAATGAGCCTCGCTATGTTCATTTATTTAACATAGTTATTGTTTCTTCACTAAAAAGTTCTTGGCATTTTAAAATATATGAGTTACGATATTCAGTTGTTAAGTCATAACCAATAGGAATCATTTTGTTTTTAGCTGCTGCCAGTAATGTATTACCTGAGCCAGCAAAAGGCACAAGAACTTGTGACCCTTCCATGGCAAAAGTAGTTATAATATGTTCAATCATATCAAGTGGGCGTTCTGTAGGATGTACTTGTTGTGCTGCTGGAACACGCCCGAATTGAAAGATATTTAAATGGCCTTCTCTTGCTAATATAGGAGTTCCTTTTTGAGCATAAAAGAACATCTCATATCCATTGGCAAGACAATTTGAGGGTTGGTTAGTTTGCCCACTTGGTTTTAACCAAAGTGCTGGCATAGGATTTATTTTAAATCCTGTTTCCTTTAGCCATAATTTAATTTCAGTAAACCATGTAGGACCAAACCAACATAAGAGCCAACTATTAGCATTCATAACACGATAGCATTCAGTTAAAACTTCTCGCATTAGCTTCTCATATTGGTCAGGATGGATTTCATTATATTTTTCAGTGTAATTAATCTCCATGTTACGTTTTGCTTGTTGTAAGTTTATTGCATAAGGTGGATCAATTTCTACAAGATTAAATGTGTTATCAGGTAGATCTTTCATTCCAACTCGACAATCACAGATTTGATATGCTTTACAGATTTTATTGAGAAAAAGATTCTTAGATCCAAGAGCTTGCTCAGCCCGTTTCGCAAGTGCTGCACGAATATAAGTATCTTCTATTTTATTCTGTAATTTCATTGCCTCGTGTTTTGTTTTGCATCTTTCCCATCCAACTTGTGGAAACTGGCTTACTGTTTCAGCAAGTTTAATATCTTGACTTAGAGAAGCACAGGAAACACCAAGGACTTTTGCAATATCTCGCATAGATATGCCTTCAGCATTGGGAGATGTAGATTTTTTCTCTCCGTGAATAGCTTGTTGAATAGCTAAAAGATCACGTTTAGCTTGGCACTCTTCAAGAAAAGTAAAATCCTTGCGCTTGATATTTTCTTCAATTTCAATACTTCGTAATTCAAGTTCACTAAGTTCAGTCTCATAAACTCGACAAGCAATTTCATTATGCTTGAGAAAAGTACATGCTGTTAATCTACGGCCACCAGCAACAAGTTTGTATAATCCATCAGGCTGCATAGTGACAGTTATAGGATTTATAAGTTCTTTATCCTTAATACTAAGTGCAAGATCCTCAATGTCACCATAATCTTCGCGTTTTCGTGTACCAAAGATAATTTGATTTATAGGAATATTTTTAAGTTGCATTTAAACCTCCAAGTTCTGCAAGTAATTGTTTTTTCATATCATTTGATAATGCAGATATATTTATAACTGACTTTTTTTCTTTCTTATCACGAGCAGCTTTGGTAGATTTAGATTCTCTAGTTGTTCTGAGATTCTTGCGTCTTTCTAATATAAGTGATTCCAATTCTGACTGGGTCATTTCACTTATACTTTTATTTAGATCGTCAATTGTAGTCATTTTTATCCTTCATAACCAAATTACAAATCTCATTTATTCCAATTACCTTACTTGTTAATGCGCCTATGATTTCACCTGCCCCATGTTTGTTGCATAGGGATATGAAATCATCTATAATACAAGTAAATACAAGTTTTTTAAGTCCATGCTGGCAGATTATTTTATTTAATTGGTCATGCTGTTCTTGAGTTAGGTCAATAGATAATCTTGGAACATATTTAGTATTCATTTCTTCATTTCCTTTCACCTCCCTTTTATGGTGGTGGCTATGTTCATTTATTTAACATAGTTATTGTTTATTATAGATCTTGGTTTTGTTATATCTTAAATTTCTATGTTTGCGAGAAGCCAGCGAATTATAGTAATAGACTCTTCAAGAGTATCGTTATTGTATAGTATTGCATATGCCATTGGAGACATTTGGGGAACTGCGGTTGGTACTGAGGGTGACGAATCACATTCCTTTCTTGTTTCTGATGTTATGAGTACGAGTTTTACTTCTAATTCAAACAATAAAGATCTAACTTCATTGCAAAGATCTTTATTATTCTCAAGAGCTAAACTTATTTGTCCTACTTGTGCTGGTTCTCGTATTATATTAGTTCCTTTAGGTAGTGTCATTTCTTTCCTCCAGTTTCTTAATGTTATAAAAGGTTATTAGTTCAATATACTTCATTTTATTTCTTCTTTATTCTCCAAGTTCCTTGTTGCGAACTCGCACATTCCACAATCCATTGGCTGCTGTTCCTTGATTGCTGACAAAAGCCCCCAACAAAGCATGAGCCAATCGTGATGTTCCTGGTAGGTTCTGAATTGGCAGCAATCGGGGATGGCGGCTTCGTATATTTCACTATCTGTTGACATCCTGGGCCTCTTTTTGATCCGTTTCTTGGATTTCTGCTGATATCTTTAGCGTAGTTTTCAGGACAGCAAACTGTAGCGCACCCAAAAGTTCGATAAGGTTTAATCCATTATTATTAGTGGAAATAGTTTCACCGTCCATAGTTATTGTATAGATTTTCTTCATTCAAATGCCCCCTCCCAGAAAAAAGTAAGAAAATAAGTATAAGCAGAGCAAAAAACACAGCGCCGACACAAACGCTAACACAGAACTGCACCAAAAATTCTATGAGTAGATTACGCCAGAAGAAAGGTTCCATTTATATTATCTTCCTTAGTAAATACTCAAGAAATTCAATATCGCTTTTGATTGACATAATTTTGAACATCAGGATAACTCCAATGAGTCCTATGAATACCGTTGCTACGTGAACTATTATTGCGTATTCATCGAGAGCATTCATTTTAATTTCCCTTTCTTTATGGGCCACAACAGCACATTTTATATCTCCAATTTAATTCTTCCATCTTCGTCGAGTTGAAAACCAAGTTTTTTATTGACATTTGGAAATCGCATTAACATTCCTTCGTCGGAAATCCTGAGAATATTGCCACCTGCTATAGTGATGCCAGATGCATCACATACCCCTAAAGTCACGTCACCCAAAAAGTTCTCAAGTTTTAAGAATAATACAGGTTCTGCTTTTTCTGGTTCAGTAAATATACATAGTTTCATTTGGTTTTCCTTTCTTTTTCTAACAGGGATAAAATAAACCAAACCACTCCAATGCCTACTAATAACCAACATATAGGAGAATCATGATTGATACTTCTAAGTAATAATGCCCCAAC